GAACCACCTCCAGCACCACCTGAAAAAGCACTTCCGTTACCTCCTCCACCACTATAAATATCTGCTCCACCAACTTGATTTCCACTACCGCCTCCACCTGTAGATATAGTGCTACCATCTCCACCAATAGTACCAGCAGAACCTGAATTTCCGCTTCCATTAGTGACCCCAGCCCCTCCAGAACCACCTAGATATTGAATTTGTGGACTTATTTGACTACTAGAAGAACCATTATAATAATATACATTACTTGCAACCGGTACAGGATCAAATCCAATATCGGCGCCTTGAGCACTTGAATTGCCTCCACATGCAGTCATCGAAATAAGAGAACTGTTATTTGCAAAAGTTAAATTACCAGTAACATAGACTACCATAAAGAGTCTTCGTTTAGCATCGGGATCAGGTTGTGTAGGATTAATAGGTTTTGTATAACTTGGATTTACAGTTGGAACAAGAGTTACGTTTGCTCCAATTGTTAAATTTCCCTTTACTACAATAAATGTACTTTTATCATTTGTGTTACTGAACAGAGTGGCTACAGTTGCTTGATCTAATAATGTCGTTGGAAGTACATTAAATTCATAGTTTCCAAATGGAATATCATTTAATGTAAGTGCTCCTCCTGTCTTTATTGTATGACCCCTATAATCAATTCCTGGATTTTCTACTGTGGTTAGCGTACATGTTCTAAGCAACTTGGCAAAATCGTAGATGTTAGCAGCACCTGCATCACCTCCTAGAAAGGTTATAGGCGGAATACAGATATAGAGTGGAGAATCAAATGGGTCTACGTTTCCGTCATCAAGAAAGGCACGCGCTCTTCCACTATTTATGCTACCATTCACAAAATTATTGTTTTGACCAGGTGTAGGAACCCAGCGAAACGTAAACGACATCTCTACCTAGTAGGAAAGATTCGTTTTTTACTGGCAAACCGTACATATCCCCAATAAATAAGCATAAGTGGAACTACAAACAGTGCCAGATATAAAAGTGCAATCAGAATTTTTAATAAGACTTTAGCCCAAGGTGAAATCCAAGACATTTCATGTTTATGGTCCATAATGGACTCTTGGGAAGGTCTACAGACAGGGTCCACTGAGAAACACGGTTCATAATAGGTATTTTCTAAAAAGATAATTTCACCCTTATGTTCATAAAAAAAGGCATTCTGAACACTGGGGCCTGTGGTTCCATTTAGATAGAGTTCCTTAGTGAGAAACTCCTCCTCCCTTACCGTTGAATTTGTCATTCGGGTAATCAGTTCTAGAATGAGTGGATGGTTAGGTTTAGCCAAGACAATTGCATTATTTGTTTGCCCTATCATATTTCCTGGAAAGGCTGAGAGACTCACTATGAGTTCGGCAGTATCAATCTTCGGAGTTGTATCAATTGCTTTCAGAGATTTCATATCTGTGTCGACAGTTATACCTCCGTACGCATAGAGAATTACAAGTCGACCAAAATCCACCTTCTGAACAAGATACGGTAGCGAGTCAAACTTTGCAAGCACGGCTGGAAAGAGTTTTCTACATTCATCGCGAAGACTCGCTTCATCCCACACCATATGGGTGTATCCTGAATTTAGGGCCTTCAAACTCTCAACATTTCCTTTGAACTTTGGCGGCAGCGAATCCCAACCCTGTAGCCAAATTTGGTGTGTAATCCTGGGTATTTTACGCCCCTCCATCCTATTTACCAGCCTTAAAAAAATCAGTGAAGACATGGTAATCACCATCATACACTAGATATGTGATGACAACTGCAAGAATCACATCTACAGTGTAATGTGATCTTGTTAAGATAATCATGGCCATATTAAGAAGATTAATAAAGTAAAAGAATGCAGGGCTAATGATACCCTGTCTCCAGAAAATCAGCGTAGCCAGTAAGACAAATGCGGTGTGACCACTAAAGACTTTATCGTAGCAGTTGCCTTTAAAATAATCAAGTAAGCCCATTTGTGTGTCACATTTATCATGCTTAGGAAGAATTGTCGCGATTGTGGTAATCGCGCGAACCACCATAATCAGGAGAAACTTTCCAGCAAACTCTTTGACAATTGGAATGGGATTCGGAATAAAAAAGAAACTAAGTGCCGTCAGCGTAATAATCACATAATTATACGGTTTATATTCATGTAGGTCGGGAAGAGTTATATGGAGTAAATCAAAAATCTTACCCTTTTGGTCAGTCTTATAAAATTCATTCCCAAGTACTTGAACAAAGTAATTTGAGGCGAACACTAATACTAAGAGAAATCCGACCCAGAGCGTATCCCTCATCCTACTTGGATGTCTCCTTTTATTAAATCTTTACACTCAGTATAGAATGTCTGGTATCTTAAATCGTGGATTTAAGCAAGTTGCGGCTGTAACGGGTTTAGCCCGTCGTGGTGTAGTCTACTTTGATTATGATAACGGCGATCTGATTGTCCCTGTTCAGGTGAGTGGAGCCCCGAACTTTGAGGCGCGCGGAAAGACTGCCACTGAACTCAAGACAGATTTCAACAACAAGATCGGCACCTCTAAGACGGGTTACAAGGTACTCGGCTCCATGCCGAATATGGCCAGGAGCATGTTTGGTAAGAAGGGTGGCAAGTCGCGCAAGAATCGTAAGACCAATGCCCGTAAGAATCGCACTCGCCGCAATTAGTTACCAAACAGCAGGGCCGAACGACCCTTTTCAAACTCCAGTGCCGCCCATGTCTCAATATAGACATCCAAATATGTATTGGGTGAGCCTGGTAACTCAACAAGCGTAATTAAGAGTGTAGGCCTGTCGGCCGTCGTAAAATTAATGGAACCCTCCAATTGCCGTGCAAAGGGAGCAATCCGTCCTACGATGTCACCGAGAGCCCAGTTCATAAAAGAGATATTATATCCCGAGTCGCGCTCCTCTTTTGCGTGCTGCACTAACTCATGCCACACGAGTGAATCCCATGATGTCTCTCTGTCACGACCCGCAATAATAAGTGATAGTGCGCTATACGCCTGTCCTCCACTCACATCCATTGTATATTGCCATCTCTGATTGGCTAGAAGAGCGGGCTGTGTACGGAATGTCATAACCATGCGCGCAGCAGGATGGTCCGCATCAAGACGCCTTGTAACATAGGCCGTTCCACTTCGTGTTAAAGGTGCATAATCAATTTGTCCTTGTGTGAAATTATTCTCATAAAGTCGTTCAAACGGCACAGTTAAAATACTGCTGCGTAGAGAATCTTGCATTTCCCTATCGGTATAAATATGACGAGTCTCCAATTGTATAGTCGGCGCAGGTATCTCCAGACGACCCAGTGTTGTAAATCGTACAGGCGTACCGCCTGCTGTAGTCACAATCTGGAAATCACTACGACCTGCCCCCCCTACTGCACCCGTAATCCCCCAAGGTGTCGGCTTTGCTCGCCCATCCGAGGCTTCTACGAGGTCCTCCAATTTCCGTAGGACACAGCGCACACGAAAGGCCTGTTCCGTTGCACAGATACGAGGAAATCCACCATCATTTGCATCCTGACACCCAATAAGCGGCAACGCCAGTCGCAAGCGACCAGGTGTCGCATTCCTTTGTATGGACAAGGGTAAGCCACTGTGAACACCCGTTAACGCATTCTCTAAAAAGGCCGAAGCGAGTGAGCCACGACTACGAGTTGTCGCAAAGAGTTCATCACCACTCCATTCTTGGACGAGAAGTCTATCTTGGAAAAACTGAATCTTCTCAAAGAGAAAATATCCTATACCGCGCGTATATCCGTAGGAGACACCTGATAAGTCTGTTATGATTGAATTTCCATTTAGAATAGCCTGTGGCGCAGGAAGCCAGGTCGGTAGATCAATTACAAGTGTCGGTTCAATGACAACATCTCCAGCCACTTCAAATTGAAACTCAATGGAACGGCCAAACTCAGTAGCCTGAAGAGGTGGGATACGGCGTAGTTCATGAATTACAGCGGCCTGCGGCTCGTATCGATTATCATATGGAAAAAGAGCAGTAGCATCATCTGAAATAAAGTAGGCGTCTTTATTGCCTCGTGAAACAAGCTCATAGAGCGGCCCTTCACTTGTCGCATTACCAGCATTCATCAGCGACTCTTGTCTATGATGAATGAGTTTTTCTATTAAGGATTCACGCGTCTTCCTCTGCCTCGTCATCGGCAACCGGTGCAAGCAGTTTCAATGTTGCCGCCCGCTCAACACGCTTGGGTAGGTCAATCACCGCCTTTCGCCCGTATCGAGGAAACCAGAATTCATGAGTCGCCTCCTCACCATCCTGTATCCATGTATCTAAGAATGCCTTGGCCTGTTTATAGCCGGGATCTGAGACCACTATACCAAGTTCCTTCAGTTTCTTTAAAAGCGTCACTGCTTCTTGAACACGCTCAGCCTTTGTCTTATAGAGCACCATACTAGCCCTACTGAGCATTCGTTGTGTAGACATTTACCGTACTTAGATAAAACCGACCTTGGGCAATGAGATCGCGTTGCTCATAATCTGTATACTTGTATATTGCTGTTGTAAGTGTGCTGATAGGGCTAGTATTATTATAGCCCCTCTGCGGTGTCAAGACCTCGGCCTGATAGTTAATCCACTGGGTGCCTGATTGGATATTTTTGATGTATTGGCTAAAGTCCATTGCGCTCTATCTAAAACTCTGAAATTCAATTCTATAGAAAGAGAGAAATGTGCGGCATCTTTGCCTGTTTTGGTAGTACGCAATGCCCGGGTATTGAGAAATGTGTCATAAACCTCAAGGCTCGTGGACCTGAGAAGACGGCCATAGTCAAAAAGTCATGTGGAACCCTTGGATTTACTCGTCTTGCAATTAACGGCTTGAATCCTGCTGGAATGCAGCCGTTCAGCAAAAATGGGATTACCTGGATTTGTAACGGTGAAATCTACAATGCTAAAGCACTTGCCGAGGAGTACAATATTCCTATGCCGTCTGGCTCTGATTGTGAAGTCCTTGGTCCTCTCTACGAGATACATCGTGATTCACCTGAGACTTTCTTTCGTTGCCTTGATGGTGTATTTGCTATTATTCTCTATGATGAGAAACGCGACTTCTTACTCTGGGGCCGTGACCCCTATGGTGTTCGCCCTCTCTTTGCAGCCTGGCCATCAGTTAAAAACTTTAGTATCTCAGGAGTCAATGACTTTTGTGCTCTCACATTAAAACTCAATCTATACGGTCATCTAACAAATAGTATTGTACTTGCGAGTGAGCGCAAGGCTATTCCGTCATCACATGGAAATGTTATGCAATTCTCTCCAGGTCACTGGGCTTCTGTTCAGGCATCTGATGCTTCCAACTTCTCGATGTATGCATATCATCAGAGCCCCTGGCTGAAGAATCCTTCGTATAGCCCTGCGAACCCTAAGGGTATTGCGAGTGCTGCTAATGCGGTGCGCTTTGCCTTAGAAGAGGCTGTGAAGAAGCGCCTCATGACAGAGAGACCTTGTGCGGCACTTTTGAGCGGCGGAATTGACAGTAGTCTGATTGCCGCCTTAGTACAGAAGAATCTCAAAGAACTGGGTCTTCCTGCTCTAAAGACGTTCAGTATTGGAATGCCAGGAAGTACTGATCTTAAATATGCAAAGATGGTAGCCAATCACATTGGCTCTGATCATACAGAAGTGATTTTGACAGCAGATGATTTCTTTGCAGCAATTCCTCAAGTAATTAATGATATTGAATCATATGATATTACTACAGTAAGGGCCAGTGTAGGCAATTGGCTTGTCTCGAAGGCAATCAAGGAGCAGACTAACTGTAAAGTCGTATTCAA